TATAAAGTGTTTAAAGTCTTGGAAAATCTCTGTGATTTTGTCCTTAGCTTCCGTAGTACCGAGCCATGCTGTTAAGTTTCTCAGCATATTTTTGATGGGGTCTTGAATACCCTTAAACGCTTCTACACCATCATCTGTTAATGTTGATGTTAATTGCGCCCAAAGACCGGCAATCGTATTCTTCTTCTTCTCAGCTAACTCATCAACAAGACCATCTGACATGAAGTTAGTTTTAACCAACTCATTCCACTTGTCAACATTAGCAGCAAGAGCAACAGCACCCTGAGCAGCGGTTTTATTGAATAGCTTGAAGAATGAATCTACTTTAACATCAGGGTTCTTACTAATATCCGCAAAGATGTCTGCAAGATTACGTAAATTACCGTTACTATCGGTTCGCTGAATACCAAGTCGTTGCCATTCAGCTTCCATACTCTTAGTAGGCTTCACCAAGTTACTGAGGATAGTGCGCATGATAGTACCTGCCTGAGAACCCTTCATACCTGCATCACCCAACAAACCAAGTCCGGCAGTAGCTTCTTCAAACGAAATACCGCCAGCCTTCAAAAGAGAGCCTGCATACTTATATGATTCTGCAATCTCATTCAAAGTAACGTTGCTTCGGGTAAATGTGTTGGTCATGACATCAGCTGTGTGCATCATCTGAGAAGATTTCATGCCGTAAGATGTCATGATGTTGGTTACAAGGTCGGCAGTTTCACCAAGGTCAGAGTCACCTACAAGAGCAATATCTGAAATGGGAACCATAGCGGTACTAATATCATCAACCGAAAGACCTGCCATAGCAAGGAATTTCGCTGCATCAGCTACTTCAGTAACCTTAAACTTAGTTTGCACACCGATTTGCTTAACGACTTGTTGCATACGGCTGAAACGAGAATCAAAGTCGGCACGTTTATCGTGTGAACCTAAGATATTGCTAACCGTAGCCATAGTGTTATCGTAATCCGTAGCTGAGTTGACAATATCTCCAATGCCGCTCATCAAACCGGTAAGACCATAAGCAATACCCATACCTTTCAGCATATCAATTGCCATACCACCGGTGTTGGGTAGGGGAGTTGCACCCAACAGCTTATAGGATAGGTTACTGGGTGATGGTTGGAATTTCTTTACACCACTCGCACCACTTTTACCGCCTAATGCCGTTGGAACAGGTCTACCTGTCTTAGCATCAGCTGCCACCCAACCTGAAGTAAGAACGCTTTCTCTAAATCGCAAGGCTTCTTGTGCCTTTTCAATTCTTTGCAATCTACTACTTGAAAGTGGGTTGTTCTTTTTTACTCTTTCTAAACGAGCTATGTTAGTTGAAATTTGGCTTGGTGTACCATGCAACATCCCTAAAAAGCCTAATATGGATTCATTTTCACCAATAAGCCTTGTCAATCTTGCCGCTTTTTCAGGTGTTAATTTATTGGGGTTAACACTGTTTAGTCGTGTTAAATTATGAGATGCGTGTATTACATCGCGCTGAACATCTCTTAAATTACTTAGACTGTTTTCCAATCTAAGCATTTTTTGAGCAGACAAGGAGTTAACGCCCTTTACTCTCTGGTATCTGTCATAATTGGTTTTAACACGCTGTAACTCTGTAAGGCTCTTTGGGTCTTTTGGCATAAGTTGTGTTTTCTGCCATGTCTGACCTTCAGGCAATGCTATTGTTGGAGCGTTAGCACCTCGGTAATATAGTTTATTGCCATCGCGAATAAACCCATCTCTAAATGCGGCTCGCCTTGTCGAAGTACGTTTGGTAGCTGAAGTAGTAGCGGCTGTACCACCTTTTAAGACTGTGCTTAACCTCTCAGCTTTAATCAAAAGCGCATCAAGAGTAGAGTTTGCTTCAGAAGCATCAATAGTTACCTTCAAGCCAGTCAAGGCTTTACGCAACATCTCCGCTTGGCTGTTTATGTTTTCGAAAATGACAGCAATGTCCTGTAATTTCTGGGTAGCTGCGAGAAACTTGTCTACTTCAGCTACCGCATTGCCGGCATTGACATTAATTAAATAGTCTACTTGATATTGAGCCATTTATATTGAAATTAATTTATAAAGAATAGACAGATAGCGAGTGAAGTGATATGAAATTAAAAGGCTACCACCTTGTAAGTGATAGCCTTTATTTATGTTCTCCTTCTTTTTCCTTTAGATGCCGGCTTGGCTGCTGCACCACTCATAGCTCCACCGAGTAATCCCATCTGAGCTATTGATTGTTGATGAGCGTCTAACCATGCCGCATCATTGGATATTTCAGCAAATTCTTCTTCGCTGAGAGAGTTTATGTCAGTCCCCGGAAAATAATACCTTATCAGTATTATTCTTTGACGGAGGTAATCATGCTCTTTTACTTCCGAGGACTTGATATGTTTACCAAGCGACCATTACGCATTTCGATGATTTTGCTTAATTGACCCATCAAGCCAAAGAGGAACAATGAATCATCGTTGATAAGGTCTTTGTCACCGGCAAGGAAACAATCGTTTGCCAAAGCTCGCATAGCCGCAGGACCGTTGTTGCTGCTGGTGGCGATATAACGAGAGAACGCGACAAAGCCGGGTTCTTTGAAGTATGCAATGTAAAGTTCTTTCTCATCACGGTCAGGCATACCTTCAACTACGATAGGGAATACTTGACGGAGTTTAGAGTCACCGGCTTTAAGCTCTGCTACTTTTGCGGTGATTTCAGCTTGTACTTCTTCTGAAAGTGCAATGCTGTCATTGATTTCTGTATCTTCCATAATTATGTTAGTTATTAAAGTGATTTATATTTGAATAGCACCATCTTCAGATATGTGTAAAAAAAAGCGGATATTTTTTACATATCCGCTCGAAATAATCAACTTTATATCTAACAATTAAACGGTAGCATGAGTGACTACGATGTCGAAGGGGTTAAGGTCAAATTCCATAGTGATTTGGGTATCGTCTTGTGATACTTCCAAACCTTCCTCGCTGAAGAAGCACTTTTTAAGGGTTACTGTTTCAGCAGTCAAGTCACCTTCGTTTGCCCATGAAATCGTAAGGTCAAATTCGCCCAAATCTTCAAGGCTATCAAGTGTGCCGCGAAGCTGTACTTGGGTATTGTAATCCATTGTGATAGAAGCTGTATACTCGTAGTTGCCGAAGCCACGGTTAACAGGTTTGCCGCCAAGACCGTAGTTAGTTGCTACATTACGCTTCTTATTCCATTTAATAGCTTGTACACCGCTAAGGATAGTGGGGTTGTCAGTAGCTGCTCCAGTCAAATCCAATGACTGAAGTGTAATCATAGACCATGAATAAGCTACGTTATTAATAGTTGTTGTAGTATCTGACATTTATTCAATTATTTAGAAAGAGCCAACGCTTCGGTTACAACAATTTCGTTTGATGCACCCATAGGAATAATTGAGTATGAAGCCTCGATTATATCCGTTTGGAGAACATTTTGATTTGCCGGTACATTTACAGTGCCAACGCCACTAAGCTCATCAGCATCAGCCATTGCGTTCAATGCGTCTGTAATAGCCAATGTGAAGTTAGAGATTACAGAAGTTGACAGTGTACCTTTGCTGGGATCTACCTTGATAGGTGAATTAACGTAAGGCAGTAAATTCAAGCGAACATTGCGGCGAGCTTTGTTAGCTGCGCGGTTACGAGCGATATTGCAGAAGTCACCGTCTGAGCAGGTATAATCGAATGAGAAGTAAACACCATCCAAACCATTCTTCTTGCAATAGAAGTTGTAACCCTTTTCAACCAAAGAGTCAAGCTCGCGTTTGCGGAGCGAATCGTATGAAGTCGGGTTAGTGATTACGCCTTCAGCTACGGTTGAATCGCCAAAACCAAACTCAATGTCATCGACATAATCAGCAAGGTTGCATTGTTTAACCCAACCGATGCAATTACCAACAGCGGTAATAGCGATTTCACCAAGCACAACACCTACGTTACCTACAGGAGTGGTTGATGAAAGAGATGCTTGCATATCAGCTACTTCACCTGCATCATCTTGCTCTTGGCTAATGAATACACCAACAGAAGGAGCTTTTGCGTTTGTCAGGGTAGGGATTTTGCTGAGAACAACAGTGTTGTCAGTGCCGGTAGTGGTTTTTACTTTAGCAGTGTTAGCGTTCAGAACACATACGGTCGGAGCGTCGTATTCATCGAGCAATACATCCATAGCGTTTTGGATGTAATCAACCAATTGGAGAGAATAGTTAGCTGACTCGCTTACTTTTTTCCAAAGGCATTGCTCAGTCCAAATACCAATGTTGCTAATAACGCCATTAGAAACACGTGACATTTGAGCGATTGCATCTTCCCAAGCGTCTTTATCTGAGCAGTCTGCGAACATCACGTACAAACGAGCTGTTGAGCTACTGCCAATTACTGAGAAGAATTTGCTGATATGGTAATAAGGAATACCATTCATGAAGCCGCGATTAGAGCTGCTCTCATAGGCTGTAATACCTAAACTTACTGCTTCTGAAGCTGAATCAAGCTCAACTACGGTGTTGTTAAGTGCTTCAGGTACCGACAAGCCTGTTTGAGAAGAAATGTCGAATAGTAGACCGCAGGTAAATTCAGGGTAAACAGTGGTGGCCTTAATACGGCCAATATTTCCGTCAAGTCTGGAAATATTTACGTTACCAAAAGACATTGTGTTTATTAATTTTTGTAAAACGGATTTTTATATAGAATAGCTTTACCCCTGATAGATTGTTGCGTATTAGGAGTATACACGTTTCCTGAAGGGGTTACGTAAAGTGTTTGATACTGAGGGAAGTGTTCAAGGATTTTGGCAACCTCAACAGGAATATCCTCGCTTTCAGCGGTTACTTCTGTTTTGGTTTCTTTAATCACTTCTTCAGTAGCTTCTTTGGTTGTTGTAGTTGCTTCTGTTTGCTCTACTGTTTGAGCTTCTTCAGTAGCTTCTTTGGTTTTGATACGTGCCATGTTTTATGTTGTTAGATATAAAAAGAAAGGAGTGGAGTTTCGTTTCTTCTCCACTCCTTTGTGAATTATTTAGTTATGATAATTAAGCTGCCGGAGCTTGGTATGCAGTCCAAACTACAATTTCACCCGGAAGTACGAGATTGACATCAATCTTCATACGCATTTGGAAGAAATAGAGTTCAGAGTTGTTTTGCAAGCGGTCTACGCGAACTGATTCTTGGTCAGTAGCATAGTCAACACCCATCCAGAGGCAAGAGTCTGCACCTGAAGTGAATTTGCCAAGGAAGATGGTGTGTTCGGGCATACCGTTGATTACAACGATGCGTTTGCCTTTGAACTTAGCTTTGTTAACCTCAGCATTTTCGGTGTACTTAACATCTTTGCTGGTAAGGTATTGTTCGTACATATCCCATGCTTCCCAACCCATAACGAATTTCAAAGCAGCAGATTTGCGAACATTCTTAGGACATTTTGCCCACATTGCATAAAGAGCCTTTTCTACAGCTGCACCGTCAGTAAGTTCGGTGTTACCTGCTACGAGAACAGCACCTGAAGCAACTTCGTTCTTTTCTGCCTCTGTACGTTTGTCCTCAGCAACGTTTTGAGCTGCAACGTTAGCCAATACACGAGCGATTGCGCCATCGAAATAGCTCATATCACCGGCTGCGCTTTCACCACCGATTTCAGTTGCACCGGCAGGACCAGCAATTACTTTAGTGTCTACGCCACCCTTACGAGCTGACCAGATGCAATCGCCAATGTATTCATCTTTTTTGTCGATGAGAAGGTGGAGCATTTTAGCTTGTACGCGAGGGTCAAGTTCGCGGAACAAGAGAGAACCTTGCGGTTGAGCGAAACGCCAGTATTCCTCGTAGTCACGAGGGTTAAACTCAACGTACACCATGAAGTCTTGGGGTTCAAGGTAGCGTTCTGAATGAGTGAATGAGCCAACGCTGTTTGAGCTAATACCGTTGCCTTGGGGAGCTGCCGGAGTAGCTACGTTAGGTTGAATGATTTTGTTAAGGTTCAAGTGGGGGAGAACAAACTTCTTTTGAATACCCGGCTTGATATTGATAAGACCTTCGCGGAATGTGTCATTACCTTTCGCGGTATATACTAACAAGTCCTCAAGAACTTCACCGCTGTAAGAATTGCCTGCAAAATTAATAGTTGCCATTGTGTGTTTCTGTTAGAATTTTTGGAGTTCTACATCACCATAAGCAGCTTCGATTTTAGCTTCAATTTCAGACATTGTAGCTTTTTTTGCTGCATCTTGGTTTTCTTTGTCTTGTGCGATTTCAGCTGAAATTACTTCGCGACCGGGAATAGAAGCAAGAGTTTTTTCAACCATATCAAGATTAGTTGAAGCCATTGCAACCCAGTCGGCTTTAGCTTCAGCACCGATTTTACCTGCTGCAACGGCATCTTCGATAAGAGCTTCAATGCGAGCTGTTTTAGCTGCTGCTTCTGCATCTTGGTATTCTTTAAGTGATGCTTTCACGGTAGCAAGTTCGGTGTTAAGGTTAGCTACTTCAGCTTCTTTGCCCATAAACTGAATGTTCAGCTCATCGAATTTAGCCTTAGCTTCATTCAATGCTTTTTCAGCTGACAAAAGTTCAGCAATGCGACCGGAAACAGTAGCAACAGCAGTATCAGCGGCAAGGCCAAGCTGTACTGCGAGAACATTTAATGTTTCGTTTTCCATTACTTGTTTATTGTGGTTTTGATTGTCTTTGTTAAGAATAGCGAGTGTTTGATTAATGAGTTGGTCTGTCTTAATGCCTTCAGTTGCAGAAGCCATAATGTCGCGCAAAGACAAAGCATCGGTAACACCTTCAATTTGATTTGATACTTGGTCACGGATGATTTTAGAAGTCTTAATTACGCAAGATTTGTCAATGATACCTGCTGCAACAGCCTGTTTAGCAGTAAAGAATGTGCCATCAGCTCCTTCTTCACCATCCATGATGTTCTTAACTTGCTCTTTAGAAAGACCGAAACGCTTTGTGTAAATGGTTTCGAGTTGAGAGCGGAACGCTGAAACGATTTGATTTTCGTTGTCATCGCATGATTTGAGGAATGGATTGTGAATCATAAGAAGCGAATAATCGTGCATCATGATATTTTTGCCGGCAGACCAAATAACACTGGCCATTGATGCGGCAACACCTTCGATTACACATTCAACTTCAATTGGGCATGATTGAATTACTGAAAAGACGCTCATGCCATGAACAACAGAACCACCCTCAGAATTGATAAGAACAACAATCTTAGACGGTTTAACGCAATCTTGGAGCCAGAGAAACTCGTCATTGAAACATTGGCAGTTGTAGCTATCCACAGCACCAAAGAATCGAATGACAGCAGGTTGGTTAAACTCTGCTTTTCCTACTACGTGTTTTAGATTATTTATGTCCATTGTGTTTTTCTGAAGAATAGATTTTATATTCTGAAATGTTAACTTTTTCCGTTGGCTATCGTACTCACATCCTTGTACGATATATCTTTATGGTCAGGAAGATGATTGGGGTTTGCAGTTTCGTTTTGGTCCGAATGGTCAGTGAACGGAGGAACCACCAAATATCGAGTTACAAAATTCTTATAACGATATGAACTGTAATCACGAAAATAAACCTCATACGTTATCCAACATTGCTGTAATCCGTCATCAAAACTTTCAACTTGGTCCCAGTATGTCAGTTGTAAACGCTCAGTCAAAACAGAGAACTTGTTTTTATTGTCATTGAGCGCAGTATTGATACGCTGAAAGACCTTCATACACTCCGTTTGATACTCGTCATCGTTATAATCCAAACGATTTAAGATGTAGCATATTCGCAAATCTGCACGACCCTCACCAATACGGTCAGTAGACACCAACCATCGAACATTTATCAGGTGAGCCAAAGCTGCCGGAAAAGAGAATTGAGATTCGGTGTTAGCTGTGGAGCTTCGGATGCGCGTAAGTTGTCCTGTGTTGGCTTTTACGGTCTTAAATAACTTCGGACCATCAGGGTTGTTTTCATCTTCCGGAATATCTTTTAAGATGCTCAAAATCGCTTCAATCACATCTACCATCGGGTTGCCATCGAAAATGGTAGCATCCGCAGTGTCTGTGCTTTCAATAGCATCTTCCGCATCCGGTACAATCGGAGATGGTTTTTTATCGACTATCATTAAGGTTATAGATTATTATTTGGGGAACTTATCGAAAATCAGCTTTTCTAACTCTTGTAACTCGCCCAACAAATAGGTTGAATGACCCATAAATTTACGTTCATATTTAGGTCCGCACATTGGCTTAACAACAAGCGATTTAAAATTATTATGGACCGCTGCGTAACAGAAACCTTTGTGTCGTTTCTGAGATGTGAATTTAGTTGGGTCTGTAAATACTTTAGCATGGTCTGTCAACAGATTAGGTGCAACCGTTGCGTGTGATGATGTGCGTGCTACGATTGAATTACGAAGTGTGCCTGTTTCTTGCAGCAAGGGGTGGCTCTGCTTTTTCTTTGATACTCGCTTGTGCCATTTCTTACCGTCAGCAGAATAAAACCGTTTTTCGTCAAAAGATTTATCGAAAATCTCTAAAGCTGCCTTACTTGCCAACACGGTAAAGTTATGCACGTTGACAGTAATCGCATGGGGCAGATCAACCCACTGAGCATGGAGTGTTTCAGGCTTTATCTTTCTCATAATACTTGCGCTTAATTCGTTTAGCTATCGCGGTAAGTTTGTCAAAGTGTTCTTCCTTAACTTCAAAATAAGGATGATACTCTGAAAAGATACGACCACCATAGGCTACGCTCTCCTGAAATGTCTTATTAAACCATTCAGGCATTTCAATCTGTCTGCTTGTACTTGCCGCTTCAACGCTGTTAAATATGGTATCTTCCACCAAATAACAACGACATTGATGTTCTATCGGTGGAATTAGCCATGAGGGGAAATCACGCTTAGGAGCGGTATAGCCTTCAAAAGCGAGGTGCCAAGGTCTAACACGTTCATCGCCTTGCGTCATGTACATCAGAATGGTATTATTATCCCACTCGTAGATTTGTCGAGCAACATACATGGCATAGAATACATCTTCATTCTCCACCTTTGCATATCGCTGATTGTATTTGGCGCAAATTGCAGCTAAGAACGCTTCATCAACCTCCTCATCAGATTCCTCAGCTTCCGAAATTTCATCAAGCATTTGATATTCTTCGACAACGGCAAAATCTACAAGATTGTCGATGGCTGCAACGATGATGTTAACTCGTTCCTGCTCTTGTGCGGTCAGGGTGTTGTTATCCTTCTCTGAAATGTAATCTAACGCTTCAGTAACGGTAATACCAAAACCTTCACAAGCGTATTTAATCATCTGTCCGGCTCGTATATCCATGATGTCCTCTAATGAATCCCACGGCTCATCATCTTTTTCGACATTGTGAATAAACCGCCAAAAAGCAGCCAACAATACTTCAAAGTCCTTCTTATTGTCCTCATCAGAAATTGTTGGCACTGCTTTGGCATTTATAGATAAAAGTGGATTGCTCATTTCTTTCCTCTCAGGAAATTAGCTACTGCACCTCTTGGATGACCATAACGCTTCAAATATTCGTCATCAGTCATAGCTCCTGCTTGGGAACCACCTGAAGTACCACCGGTGCTTGTTTGCATACTTTTGAATTGCTTGCCAACGACAATACCAAATGTCTTTTCAATCTCATCAGGCGCAACTTCATAGTTGTTGAGCAACATGGTGTATAGGTCGATTTGGTCCTTATTTGACATCTCCAGACGTTTAGAGTATTTAAACTCCAATCCGGGTTTAATGTAACCCATTTGAACAAGTCTGGGAATAACTTCCTCGTTCATCATGTTCTCAATGTATTCACGATACACTTCAACACGGTCACGGAAGATGTCCTCATGCGCTCTTGTTGAACCGACATAAGACTGAGTTGCACCTGCCATTGACTCAGAACCAAGAATCAAGTTAGACACTTCGGCATTTACCATCTCAATCAAACTGGTGAAGATTTTTTCCGAGTTAGACATCGTGAACGTCTTAACATCAAGTTCATCATCTTTGCCGGTCACGACAACCTTATTCTGAGCCGCGCTTGCAATCTCGTTGGCTAAACGCTGTCTATCCTCATTGCTTTCAGATACGGTTTTTCCGTGGATAATAGGTTGTCCGTAGGTATGTGAGAAGTTAACAAAGTTAGCCAGTGTAAATTTCTTAGCCAATATGATAGGAGAGGTAGCAGAAAACAAACCTAATGTGCCTGAGTTAATAAGGATGTAGTTGTTTTGATACACCTTATCATCGAAATTCCAACCGGGGGTCCAAATGCCTTGTCTTTGTACGATACGGCGTTGGTCGGCAAGAATGTTTCTTCGCTCCAGAATATTCACGGTTTTCAATTTGCCTGTACGCTCATCTATATCGGGCAGAATTTCCAAAGCTGTATAGCCATAGAGTTTTGATTCAACAATACCTCTAATGATTTTGACAAACTGAGTGCCTTGAATTTTCTTGGTTTCCTCAACATCTTTGATGTATCTGCCTTTCTCATTTTGTCGGGCAAGCATATAGCGTTCACCAATAATCTGAGATTCCAAGGTTTCAAGTACGGATGACAGGTGTGCGTCTTGTTGTACACACGCCTCGTAGATGTCCATTAATTTAGCGCGGTCATCCAGAATAGTGCCATCTATAACTTGGTGCTGAACGGATTTAAAACGACAGTATCGCTCTATTTCGCGCACATATTCCTGAATTGTCTTTTTATTGGTACGGAAGATACTTTCCAACAATTTAATATTGAATTGTTGTTCGTCTGTACTCATTGTAAATAGTTTCAATAGAATAGACACACGCATATTTATCTGTTGTGCGTTGTTACAGAAACGTAAAATGTTACAGCACACAAATCCTGTATTGTGATTAATTATCTTAATTGCGTATTATCAGCACTTTAAAAGTTAATAATATGTTAAGATGCTATTTTGCGGTTGTTTTTGTTAATCTAATGGGTTAAATTTGCGACACATAACCAAAAAAGTTATCAAAAATGAACGAATCACAAAATTACTATCGAATTAAGATGTCGTGGTTGGGCGTGGGTCAAGATGGTACCGCTGAAACCAACAAGACAGAAGATTTGGTCTTAGCGTCATCTTATACCGAAGCTGAGAAGGTGGCGTATGCGCTTATTGAGAACCAAAACCGAAGCCGCATCTCAGACGAAATCAATTTCGAGATTATCAAAACAAAAATTTCAGATTTGATTTACAACGACACCCTTACAAAAGATGATAATCTTCTTTGCGGTTTAGTGTACAGCTACTTTGAAGAAGAACAAAACTCAGGCGTTGGCTTGTATGCTTGTAAACTTGCATTGCTGACAATTGACGAGAAAACAGCCAAAGAAAAATGGTCATCAACCACTGTCTACACTCCGGCTAAAAGCAATACGGATGCCGCCAGAATCATAACAGACGATATGAATAAACGTATGGTTGATTTTATTATTCGCGACATCAAGTTTGATAAAGCCGAGTCAATTATTCTTCCCCCCAGCACCTATCAACACATGACTGAAAGTTATTAAATGATTGACCTTCGTTCCGCGAAGCCTATAAAATTCAACTGCACCGAGCAGGGCTTCCCGGAATTTCCCAAACTGAAATTGGGAACTACCAATGACACTAACGTCACTTTGTTTGACGTGTCAGAATACCTACAAGGATTCACCTCATCTACCACCATTGAAGGATTCTTCTTAGCCTTCAATCACCAAATTAAAACACTTCTGAAGTCCTATG